GCTGTAAGGGGACCCACTTTTTTTCATTCGATCGAGGGGGGGATCGTCCTCCGGCGCCAGTACTCGCCGAGATTCGTCAAACGCCCGGTAGTACGGTCGTGCATCTGGTCGTGCGCTTCCTGGCTCAACGAGATCAGGTTCCACTCGCAGTACGCATACTCCGGGAAGTCCTCCGCTGGCCAGACATGGTGAACGACCTGGGCCTCCCTGATTCTTCCGTAGCGTTTCGCCTCGCGGCACTGGAAGCCGTCGCGCTTGAGGATCCTCTCGCGCAGCCGGCGCCATCGCTTGTTGGATCTGCCGTAATCGAACATGGGCAAAAGAAAAGAGCCGAGCTCGTGATCACAAGGATCATCGACGGCTCTGGCTCTTAGGCTCTGGCACTGATCGGTATGAGACAATCGTGGTCGTCCGGCACCACCCGCAGAAAAGCGGGAAGTTTTCCAGGACGGTGTCCGGCAGCATCCGCTGCTTGGTCTTGTGCCCGCAGAACGGACAGACCGCTCTGCCTTCTTGCACTCGGATTGTATCACGGATTCGCTGTCTTTGTAAAGGCCCGCAGTCCATTTTATCACCCATCCACTCTAAAGATATACACTACCCCGAGATTGAAAAAGAAGGAGACGCTCGCCGCCGGCGCCTCGCGCCGGGTGACGCCGGGCGCTTTGGCAGCAGGTACTTGATGTAGACGTAAGATCCCCAGCCGTTGACCACCTGGTCACGCTCGAGGATGACGGCGCCCGGCGGCGCGTCGAGGGTCAGGGAATCGTCGACCAGCTCGCTCATGCGCTGCGGCCTGGCCAGTCCCCGGGACGGAGTCCACGCCTGCTTCCCGGCCGGCGGCCGCTCTTTACTGAGGTACCGCGCGCGCGTCGCGTAGTCCTCGCCGTCGGCGAGCAGCTGCTCGATGTTGACGTTGTCGCCCCAGCGCGACCAGAGCCCGCGGATCTCCTCGTAGTCGCTGCCGGTCCCGTTGGCGATCAGGTGGACGTGCCACCGGCCCTCGGTACCGTCGTCGGTGAGGTGTTCCACGGTCTTGACGTAGAGCAGCGGCTCTCCCCGGGCCGCGCGCTGGGCGCGCCACAGCTGGAGGAACTTGTTGAGGATCCGCTGCGTCGCCTCCCGCGTCGGAGGCAGGCAGCTGTCCCGGAAGGTCAGCGTGATAAACAGATCCTCCCGGTCGAAGTTTGCGGCGATCAGCGCCTCGAGCTTCTGCCAGGACGCCTTCCGGTTGAGCCGCTGTCTCGCCGCGCTGGACACCTTGGTCTTGGCCGCGCGCACGCCCGGCTCGTCCGAGCTCATGGGCTGCGTATATAGCACCGCGGTCACGAGCCTCCCTGCCCGGACCTGCGTCAGTCGTTTGGACTTCATGATCCCTCCGGAGATGGAAATGCAGCGCCCGCGCGCGAGGAGACAGACTCGCGCGCCGACGCCGCACCAAGTAAGGAGAATATGCCGCGCACAGGGAAGAAAAGCAAAGACCCCATGCCCTACTGCACTTCCGTTCTATCAAAGACAGTCGGTTAGTGTCAAGGGGCCTCGCGCCCGAATAACCCCGGACCTGTTGAAAACACAGGAATAAAAAAATTTCGGGAGCCCTGTTTATAGGGCTCCCAGATCCTTCTTTTTGATCTTCGGGACGCGCGGCTCCTTAGGCTTTCGCTTCGCCCGGCGGCCCGACCGGAGCCGCATGGTATGCAGGATGCAGGCCGGCCAGCGTTCGCCGATCCGGCAGCAGGCGGGATACTCGCAGTCGCGGCACGTCTCCGCCTGGCCGTCCACGACCCACGCCGGCATCTTCCGGGACCGGTCGGGGTAGTCACTCCTCGCCATCGGTCGCCTCGATAATTGGGAACGTGGTGGCGGAGGATGCCTTCAGGATCCCCTCGTAGGCCGCCAGTGCCGGCTCATCCATGACGGACTTCTGCGCCTCGATGTAGAGCTGCAGCACCACCAGGGCGACGACGTGCTCCACCGGCTCCAGGGTCTCCACGGCTCCGGCGACGGCGTCGAGCACCTTCTGGACCGCATTGTCCACCTCCGGGCCGAGGTCCGTCGTGAACGACATATTTTCCCTATCCATCGCTCTCCTCCTTCTTCCGCGGATCCATGGACGCCGGCGCGATCGTCATCACGATCCGGCTGATCAGATTATCATAGAGCAGGCGGTCAGCCTTCGAGAAGCTGTTGACATACGACTCGAGGACCATCTTGATCACGGCCATCACATAGGGCTGCAGCTCCGCGGGGTACCCGTTGATGACGTCCCCGATCTCATAGGAGACGTCCTGCATGATACGCTCCGCGAAGTTCTTGGCGAGTTCCTTCATATCCGCCATCACACATACCTCCTGTAGCTCTGCTCGATCTTCCGCTTGTCGATAACACCCATGCTTTTCGTTATCCTCCTTTACCTCGGCCCTCCGCTCGCCCAGCAGAGAGCGTACATCAGCGCGCCCACGCCGACCAGGATCAGCAGCCCGATCATCCTCTGTCCCTCCTCAGCCAGTCGGTCCGGATCCCGTGCTCCTGCTCCAGCTGCTTGATGATCATATCCACGGAGAGGTTGCGCGCGCTCAGGCTCTCCGCCACGTTCCGGATCTCGGCCGCTACGGCGTCGATCACATCCTGCGCCGGGTGCGTCACATTGATCCACGCCCACAGGAAGACGGCCAGAGCCTCGTTGAAGATCCTTGTGAAGCTCTTCTTCTTCGGCGGGTGCTTGCTCTTGCTGCTCACTCTTTCCACCCCCAGAAGCAGATCGCCGCGGCGACCACGCCCAGGAGGACGCCCATCAGGAAGAAGCACATCAGCCGCGCCTGGGAGGAGGTGATGCCCTCCGTGAGCCTCACCACTCCCACGCCGGCGGTCACGCCGATCAGGAATACACCCAGCGCCTTCATACTTCCTCCGCCCCCAGTTCTTTGAGTGATACTTTGCCTTTTGCCACGACCATCCGCCACTCGCACACGCCTGACGGAAAGACGCCGATCACGGGTATGCCGAAGAGGCTGGCGGTACCGACCGCGGACATGACGAACGGATCCCCTAAGTTGTGAGACAGCGCGGAAGAGATCTCCAGCTCGATGTTTAAATACCCGGCAGCCTCCGCGCGTCTGGCCGCGGAGAAAATCGCGGACTGCAGATCAGTCCAATCCAAATGGAAGAGTCTCATCCTATCACCCTCGTATTCCACATCATGACCGCAAAGGTGTAATCATGAGTCCACTGGATGTATAGCTTGCAGCTCGGGCACCCGACCCAGCCGTGCCGGAAATTGACCTTGGAAAAGACATCATTCAGCTGGCCCGGCTTCCCGCAGCAGGGGCAGTACTTGAGCTTTATGTCAGTCCTCAGCATCTTCAACCTCCTGCCATCTCTCCGGCAGCGGCCACCACCCGAGCACCGGATAGCCTGCTGCGTCATGCTCTTTGTCGTAGGACATCCACCGCCGTGTGGCGGTGTCGTAGGCCAGGTTCAGCTCTGTGGTGTTCTTTCCCCAGCGGACCGAGCACAAGTACCGGCCGTCCGCCTCCGGCGTCCCGGTGAACCATCCGGTCAGCTCCGTGACGTAGTGAGGAACCTGATCGGCCGCGAAGTAGACATAGCCGTCGTCCTCGTCCGTGTCCGTTTCGGACACCACCTCGCTGATCACCTGCTCGGCCTCCACGATCGGCGGCTCATACTCCCGAGGCTCCGTCCACCCGTAGGGCTTGCCCTGGTCGACGATCTTCTCGGCCTCCTCCACCGTCAGCGGCTTCGGCTCCGCTCTCAGGGCGTGCAGCGCGAGGAGCTCCCACACGTCCGACCATTTGATCCTCCTGGTGATCGGCCGCTTGATGGTCAGCGCCTGCGGATCAGCCTCCCAGTCCACGAGGCCTCCGGCGCCGCCTTCATGCCGGAAGCCGAACCGGTGCAGGTGCTCCAGGGCCTCCGCCTTTGTCCGGCACGTCCGCAGGCCCTTCTTCCAGCTCTCCGGGATGGCCTCCGCCACCAGCTCGGCCAGCAGGGGGGAGAGGTCGTCGTCCCTGATGGGGATCCCGCGCTTCTCGGCTTCGACGTAGAGGTCCTGCTTGGAGCTCTCGCCGTTCTCGATCTGCCGCTTGACCTTCTGCACGGTCTTGATATCCACCGACTCGTAATTCTTCCCGGTGTCGATAATCAGGTCCAGCGCCTTGTACTGATCGTCCCGCGGCAGCTGCGCCAGCTCGTAGGCGACGGTCTCGGGCATTTTCCCGGAGTCCCACGCCTGCCGGAAGCCCGGCACGGCCAGCTTGTCCTTGATGACCTTCTTCCTGGCCAGCGCGGTGGGGCTCAGCCCCATGGCGTCGGCCACGATATCCCGCAGCCGGCCGGTGATCTCCGCGCCTTCCTTCTTCCGCTGGACCAGCGCGGCGGTCATCTTCTCGGCCTGCATGGCGACCTCCAGGGGCGTCAGGACGCGCCCGGTGCTGTTCGCCTGGATGAGCATGAGCGTCTCCGCGGCCTCGCTCTCCGGCTTGGGCACGACGCGGCAGAGCGCCGTCTCCGCGTTGAGGGTATGCAGCGCCGCCCAGCGCCGGTGTCCGCTGATCAGGCGCCACGGCCCGCCCGGCTCCACCTCGTAGACCACCAGCGGGTCCATGAGCCCGTCCATCCGGATGCTGTCGGCCAGCGCCTCCACGTCCCGGATCCCGTAGAAGTTCAGCCGGTTCTGCCAGATCTTCTCCAGCGGAAGCTCCCGAAGGACCTCGCCCGTCGTCTCCTGTTTCCCTCCGAACATCGCCTCGACGTCGGCGCTGTCCTTCGCCAGAACGTCTTCCAGTTTCGCTTTTCTTGTCATGTTTACCTCCTTAGATGTCGCCGTACCCCACGGGGAGGTGCGGCCCTCGCGTAAAGGTGAACTCGCTGTTCCCCTCACGCCCCTCTGTGATATAGCTCTCGCAGAATTTCCGGACGTGCCCGTCGCGCCCCTCGAATGTGAACTCCACGCGATAGAACCTTCCCTCCGGATGCACATAGACCACCGTCCCGGTCTCGGGAGGGAGGATGGTCCCGCCGTTCCCGCCGTAGGAGATCCGGCGGCGCACCCGGTCGCCGACCTTCGGGATCAAAACGGCATCGCCTCCTCGTCGGAGATCTCCGAGAACATCGAAGACTGCGCCGGCGGCTCCGGATCCGGCTGCTTCTGCGGGGCCGGCTCGTCGGTGAACTTCTTCGGCGACGCCGGAGCGCTCGACCGCGGTCTGTTCTGGAAGGCGCGGGAGTCCGTCGGCGTGAAGTCCATGTACCGCGGGTCGAACTTCAGACACACGCTGCCCAGCGGCCCGTCCTTGTTCTTCTCGATGCTGAGCCACCGCAGCGAGGAATTGTCCGCCGGATCGGCCAGGCTCATCATCAGGATCAGGTCCGCGTCCTGCTTGAGCTGCTTGCTCTCCCGGAGATCGTCCTTGCCGGGCGTGGACTTTGACTTCTTGTCGTTGGCGGTGATCTGGCTCAGCCCGACCACGGCCACGCCCAGCTGCTGCGCCATGGTGTGCAGCGCCATGGAGATGGCCGTCACGATCTCCCACCGCTCGCGCCCGGGAGCGCTGAGCAGCTGGACGTAGTCGATGTAGATCACTTCCAGCCGGTCGGCCGTCACCGCGGCCCGCAGCTCGTCCACGCTCACTCCGGCCGCGTCGTAGATCATCAGCGGCACCTTGTTGGAGGCGGACCCGAGAGCCACCACGTCCGTGATCTGCTCGTCGCTCAGGCGCTTGTTCTTGATCGCGTCCATGGGGATCCTCGCCCGCTGCGCCACCAGCCGGCGCGTCAGCTTCAGGGCGTTGGTCTCCAGAGAGAAGAACCCGACCCGGCGGCCCTTGGCGGCCTGCGCCCAGGCCAGCTGCACGGCCAGCGCCGTCTTGCCGACGCTGCTGTCGGCGCCCAGCACGATGAAGTCCCCGCGCTCCGCGGTCACCGTCTCGTCCAGCTGCCGGATGCCCCAGGGGAGATACTCCGCCGGAGCAGGGGAGGACACCCAGCCGAGGAACTCGGCCAGCAGCTGGGAGATCGGCCTCCCGCGCAGGCCCTGCCGCTCGGCCATGAGGGTCTGGGCTTCGCTCAGGATCGCCCTGGCCTCCTCCGGGTTCGCCGCGCCGGTCAGCCGCAGCCCGATGCCCCGCAGGGTCTGCAGCGCGCTCTGGCTCCGCACGACCTCGCAGTGCGCGGCCACGTTGGCCACGGTGGGCGTCTCCCTCATGCACTGCCGCAGCAGATCCCGGTACCCGTCGCCCAGGGCCTCGAGCACCACCACCGCGTCGACGCGCCTCCCGGAGGCCCAGACGCCCCGCACCGCCTCGAAGACGGTCCGCAGCTCGCCGGTGAAATCGTCGGGAGACACGGCCTGCATCACGTCGCCGATCACGCGCTCCGGGTCGATCAGGAGCGCTCCGATCACGCTCATCTGCGCGCTTTCGTAGATCTCCGACTCCGTCATGGCCCGTCACCTCCAGTGCCTTCCCCTCGAGGGGAAGACTCTCCCCGGCGGGGAGAGATGTCGGCGGAGCCGACAGAGAGGGGGGCGGAAGGTGCCGGCTCTGCCGGCGGATGAGGTGTCGCCTTCGCGTCCTCCGCCGCGGATCTCATCCAGTCGGGCACGCCCGCCTCGAAACCGGGACACCGTCCGTCCTCCCGCGGCGGCAGCGTGATCCTCGGCCGTCCGGTCATCAGGCCGTACCCGCAGAAGGTCCCGGCCATGCCGTTGGAGAGCAGCTGCAGATACATGCACTGCCGGCACTCTTCCTTCGGCACTCGCCGCATCGCCTGCGGCATCGGCTCCGGATCCGGAGCCGGCGGGGGAGTGGGAGGATCCGCGCGCTTCCGCTTCGGCCTTCCGTATCCGGGCGGCAGTATGTTCGGCGGCAGGCCGTTGGCCTTCCGGAAGCGGTACACGTTCGACGCCGTACACCCGACCTTCTTCGCGATCTCGGGGTCGCTAAGCCCCTGCCGGTAATACTCCAGCATGGCCGCGTGGGAAAAGACGGGTTGATAAGGCTTTGCCATCACGACGCCTCACTTTCCCAGCCTTCCCAGCCGGCGCCGTTGAGCCAGGTCGACAGATGGGGGATCCCGATTCCTTCCTGCCACTCCTCGCTGTCCGCCTGGCGGGCCAGCGCCTCGGCCATGGTGTCGATCAGCTCGGGGGAAGGGGACAGGCTGTCCCATGCCCGGATCGCCCTCTGACGGTTCCCGCGCTTGTCATGCCGCGTGGGATCCCCGGGGTACCACTTCCAGAGCCGCTCGAAATCATCGGATCGGTAATCCGCCGTCTTCTTGTGCTGGCGCGCTCGGGTCCCCCGTGGGGGACTATAGGGGGTATGTTCTTTATTACTATCGTTCTCCGCAACATTTTTGTGGGGAGGGGTACCAACATTTCGGTTGACAGGGGTATCAACATTTTCGACGGGAGGGGTATCAACATTTTTGTAGGGAGGGGGTAGCGTCGACATCGCCAGATCGGTGACGTAGATCCGCCGCTCCTTGACCTCTCCCG